CTAAACTCAAGAAGTGCGCCTTAGCTGATAATCTACCTTGGAAATGTGTTAAAACACCAGCTATTTTATCAGAGTTAGATCCTCGTGCTAATGGAAAAGATCCATCAATTGAGTCTTTAAAGCGTTTAGCTAATGTTGAGGAATTCTCTTATGATGATGAGGGACGTTTACAAGTTATTTATGATACTATGTTTAATAAGTACAAAGATCTTGATCCAAAGATTGGCGAATACCGTCATTTGACAGTTGAAGAAGCTGTATTTGGTATTCCGGGTATATTCAATAGATTAAACCCAAAGACCAGTCCAGGACATCCTTTAGTTCATGTATCAACAAAACAAGGTAAGAAAAGTTTCTTTGGATTTGATGAATTCGGAAATCGCTATCTTGAGCCTATGTTTATTGATTTAGTTAATCTAAAAGTTAAAGAGATATTGAACTATCGAGGTAGTACAATAGATCATAGGTTTATTCAATATATGAAGGACGAATTAGTGTCTGAGAAGAAAATTCTTAACATTAGAACTCGTGCGATCTACGCTAATGATGTTATTTTCGTTGCTGCTGTTAGGGTGATATTTGGATCATTGATGATTGCTGTGACTAATAATTTTGAAGTCACAGGTATTTCTATGGGTTTGAATCAGAATTCCAAAGATATGGATAGAATATATAAATTTGTTACTGAATTTGGTCCTGATGTTATTGATGGTGATTTTGATGCTTTTGATATGAATGTTGAAAAGAATTACCATTTTATGGCATATATGCTTATGGGTAGAATTGCCATTTATAACGGATTGTGTCAACAAAACGCTATAGAATATGTGTACCGCCATGAAACTAAAAGTCCAGTCCAAGCTGGAAAGAGTATACATTTATTCAAAGATGGTTTATTTTCAGGAGGAGTGTGGACTAGTATTATTGGATGTTTCATTAATGAAGCTTATAATCGAGATTGCGTTATGGTCAAATATCCACATTTAGAATTTGATAAACACTTCAAGTTAGCTAAATTAGGAGATGACCATCTTCTTGGTTTTGACCACAGTAAAACACCTTATCGTCCTGATGAGCATGGTGAATCTATGAAACGTTTAGGTCAAAAATATACGAGTGCTTTTAAAGACGAG